GCTGCCTTTGTTGAGGATGTCATCAAGGCTGGCGACACTGCTGATGCATCCTTTGAGTTGTTCACTACCGGTGACACAAACGGCACTGATTCCGTTTCTTTCGGCGGGATCATCACCGACATGGAAATTACTTCAACTGTTGGTGAACTGGTTGTTGCTACCTGCAACTTCATCACCAGCAGCACCATCACTTCTAACCTTGAGTGATAAGGCTATAGTTTGGATGACAGAAATGTTGTCTAAATGCCTGCTGCAAATCGCACTGTTGACCTGCTGGTTGGGGCGTTCGACCTCAACCAGCGTCGCAAGTTTGAACTGAAAAACGGGGCCGGTGAAAAGGTCGTCGATTTGTTTTTCAAGCCGATCACCCGCGCAGATCGAAAGAAAGCCCAGAGCTATGCGGGAACTGAGGAGGCTCTAGACATCAGCACGCAGATGCTGTGTCAGATGGCAGAGCTGGAAGACGGCACGAAGGCGTTTGCTGCTGCAGATGCCGCGAAGCTGCATCGGCAACTGCCGGAGTCTGTCCTTAATGAGATCGAGCTATTCCTCTTCGGGCTCGGTGAAGAGACAAGCCTCGAAGACGCAAAAAACGACTGAGGCAGGACAAGTGGGCTTTTTATGAGTTCCACCTGGCCTGCGAACTAGGGATGACTGTCAGCAGGCTTCGCACGGAACTAACCGATGCGGAGCTTGTCCACTTTGCTGCTTACCATCAGGTGAAAGCAGAGGAAGAGGAGAAGGCAATGGATCGCGCAAAGCACAGTCGGCGGTAACATTGAACTATTGCTGAGGCGTATCTGTGGCAGTCGAGTCCTCTGTACGCCTAAGGGTTGATGGCAGCGGTGCAGAGCGTGCTCTAAATCGTGTCAATAGAGCTGCGCAGACACTACAGGGAACCGTAAGCAAAGTGACTGCTGCCTTAGCGGGCGTTGGCGCTGTCGGCGGGTTCCTTAGAGGGATGCAGGAGGCTGAAACCGCTGCGGCCGCTGTAGAAACCCTTGGCGTCAATTCAGAGAGGCTTAAAAAGCAATTAGAGGGTGTTAGTGCTCAGCTAAAAGGGCAGATCAGCGAGACGACTTTGCTTGCTGCTTCTTACGACGTTGCATCTGCTGGATTTAATAACGCAGCGAGTGCGTCTGCCATTCTTAAGGCAGCATCGCTCGGTGCTAAAGGCGGCCTGTCGGACCTAAACACGGTTGCAAACGCGACGACCTCCGTTCTTAACGCCTACGGCTTGAGTTCTGATAAAGCGTCGAAACTCGTCGATGGATTTATTCAAACTCAGAACGACGGTAAAATCATCGTTGCGCAATATGCTGCACAGATCGGTCGTGTTGCTCCGACGGCTGCTGCTGCTGGCGTAGGTATCGATGAGCTTAACGCTGCGATCTCCGCTGTTACCGCAACTGGTGTTCCGGTTGAATCGACTTTTGCTGGTATCCGTCAGGTCATCGCATCGGTTATCAAGCCGACCTCTGAAGCCTCTAAGAGGGCGAAAGAGTTAGGCATCGAGTTCAGTACAGCCGCGATTAAGCAAAAAGGCTTCGCGGGCTTCCTCGAGGAGGTGATTGATAAAACCGGCGGCAGTGAGGCAGAGATCTCGAAGCTATTCGGAAGCGTTGAGGCCCTAACGGCAATCATGCCGCTTGTGAACGACCGACTTGGTAAGTTCAACCAAGCCCTAGAAAATCAGCAGAACTCGTCTGGTGCTGCGCAAGACGCTTTTAACAAGCTGACAGATACGGTTTCGGGACAAACTAATGCCCTTGCTAATAACATCGGAAACTTGGCGCGAGTCTTCGACGAAGTTTTTGGCCCAGGCCTTAAAGATCTTTTGACAGAAGTGAACGCAAATATCTGCGCGTTCACTCGTTTCATTCGCGGGATCGACCCAGAGGCAATCAAGGCTGCGGTTTCAATGGCTGGATTCGCAGCAAAGATTTTTCTTGCTAACAAGGCCTTCATCCTTCTACAAAAAACTGCGGTAGTGACCTTTGCGAAACGGATTATTCCTTTGCTTGTCTCGACTAAAGGGAAGCTAGTTGCAGCAAAACTTGCAACAGCAAGTCTCGCAGGGACGATGCGACTACTTAAAACGGCTCTACCATTCGGCTTTCTTATGGTTGGCCTTGATTTACTAATCAGCAAGCTGATAGAAGCTAACGGCGCTCAGCGAGATCTAAACAACGAGATAGAGTTTGGCAGCGAAAAATCACTTGAAGCTGCTCTTGCAAAACAAATAGAGTCCCGTGCGTTATTAGAAAACACTATAAGAACCCTTGAAAATAGTGAAGCAAAGTTAAGTGGTGGTGCTGCTGGGATGATGAGCGGCCAAATGGAAAATCCAGAGCTTGTTAAACTGAGGAAAGAGCTAAAAGATACTGAAGGGTTAATTACAAGAATATCAGTGCGTTTAATGGAACTAAGCGCAGAGCGGCGTGCATCCGCTGCGGAGGCAGCTGCAGAATTCCAAGAATTGATGAGGCAGCTGAAAGATGCGTCATCTGGAGGCACAGATCCTGAAGACGACAGGGCTAAGCAGTTAGCCGCACTCGCAAAAGCACTTGAACTTGCAAAGCAAGATCGGGACGTAGCAAAAGAAACTGACGAGGCAGCAGCAAGAAGGTTGCAAAATACTTTTGATCTTGCGAACCTAAAGCAGCAATTCCCTGCTTTGACGGAGGAAGAACTAGGCCCCTTACGCAAAATCCTGCAGGAGACATTTAACTTAAAAGAAGCCGCACGCGCTCGAAAAGAGGAAGAAAACGGTGTCAAGAAAGAACTAACAGAGCAGGAAAAAATGTATCAACGCATTGGGCAGACTATTAGCGACAACATTGTTGCTGGTTTGATGCAATCGAAAAGTGCTGCAGAAGCATTAGGAAATGTTCTTAATGACGTCGCTAACCAACTGCTGCGGCTGGGTGTCAACTCATTGCTTAAGGTTGCTTTCCCTGGCAGCAGCTTGTTCTCTGCTCTTCCTGGCTTTGCAAATGGTGGCCGCCCGCCTGTCGGCCGTCCGTCGATCGTCGGTGAGCGAGGGCCTGAGCTGTTTGTTCCTGACCGTGCTGGCACGATCTTGCCAAATGGTGTTGGCATGGGCGGCACGACGATCACTGTCAACGTTGACGCCTCAGAAACCTCAGCTGATGCCAGCAGCGGGCAGGGTGCTCAACTTGGCAAGGCCATCGGGTTGGCAGTACAACAGGAACTGCTCAAACAGAAACGGCCTGGGGGCCTTCTTGCTGCGGTCTGATGGCTACTTTCCCTTCAATCACGCCCACATACGGCATCCAAAAACGCAGCCGCCCTGCGACAAGAGGTGTTCGTTTTGGAGATGGCTACGAAGCAAGGCTCAAGTATGGGCTCAATCAAAACCCGAAGGTTTATCAGCTGACCTTTGAGGTCTCTGAAACTGATTCAGACACGATTGAAACTTTCCTTGATGCCCGTGCTGATGATTCAGCATCATTTGATTTCACACCGCCTGGGGAAGGCAGTTCTTCAAAGTTTGTTTGTGAGAGCTGGAGCAAATCCATCCCGTATGTGAACCGAGCCACAATCAACGCAACGTTCCGCCAAGTTTTTGAACCGTAATGGCAGCAGTTGCAGCCTGGGCAGCCAGCACCGCCTTTTCTGTTGGTGATATACGCAGGGCCACCACAAGCCAAAACAGTGGCCTTTGGTTTCGCTGCACGACAGCTGGTACTTCTGCCAGCAGTGAGCCGAGCTGGCCGACAGACATTGGCAGCACAACCACTGACAACACCGTTGTTTGGACTGCGATCAGCAGCGTTTATGAGGACGTTTCTGTTCTTGCCCCCAGCGCCATCATTGAGCTGTTTGAGCTGCAGCTGGACAACACCCTGCACGGCAGCACAGACGTGTATCGCTTTCATGCCGGCAGCAATGCCAACGTCACGGGCAACATCGTGTTTGACAGCAACACATACACAAGGCTGCCTATACAGGCTGAGGGTTTTGAGATGCGTTCTGGCGGCACGCTTCCGCAGCCCACGCTAAGCATTGCCAACCTTGACGGCACAATGACCACGCTGCTGGCGCTGGTCAATGCCACAACAACTGGCAATGATCTGACAGGCGCGACGGTCAAGCGGATCCGCACCTTGAAGCGTTACCTAGACGGTGAATCAACGGCTGACCCTAACGCCAGGTTCCCCACGGAGATTTGGCGCATCAACCGCAAGGCAACAGAGACCCGCGACGTTGTCACCTTTGAGCTTGCCAGTGAGTTTGACCTTGTTGGGCAGAAACTGCCTAAAAGGCAGATCGTGGCCAACACATGCCAATGGATTTACAGGAGCAGTGAGTGCAGCTATACCGGCAGCAACTTCTTCGACGTAAATGGCAACAGCGTCAGCACGTTGGCTGAGGATGTGTGCGGCAAGCGTCTTGCATCTTGCAAGCTGCGGTTTGGAGAGAATGGAACGTTGCCGTTTGGATCCTTCCCAGGGGCTGGCCTGACGCGATGAAGCTGACTGCCACAATGCAGGCGGAAATCCTGCAGCACGCTAAGGATGAGTTTCCAAAGGAAGCCTGCGGGCTAGTTGCTGTTGTGAAGGGCAGGCGTCGTTATTTTCCCTGTCGCAACATTGCCCAGACACCTGATGAGCATTTTGTGCTCGATGGCTGGCATGAAGTGGAGGACAAAGGCGAGGTAGTGGCAATCGTTCACAGCCATCCTGTGACCAACCCCAGGCCGTCAGAGGCTGATCGTGTTGCCTGTGAAAAATCTGGTTTGCCTTGGTTTATCGTCAATCCAAAAACTGAGGGCTGGGGCTACTGCGAGCCAGACGGCTTTGAGCTGCAATATGTAGGCCGTGAGTTTGTCCACGGCATTGTGGATTGCTACACGCTGGTGCGTGACTTCTTCCAGCGTGAATATGGCATCACGTTGAGGGACTATCACCGCCGTGATCAGTGGTGGCACAACGGGGAAAACATGTATGTGGAGAACTTC